GGGCTGCGCAGGCGCGGCGGATTTTGGAAGAACGGCGGGACGTAGCATGACCGCCAAAAACGAAACCCGGAGCGCGAACTCCGGGCCTCTGACCACAGCAACTGAGTAGGAGTCGCAATGACTGATGGCAGTCTATATGATGTGTTTGTGCGGCGCAAATTTGCGGCGATTCAGCCCTGCGGATTTGATGTCGATAACATTCCTGCGTCGCTTTTCCCGCATCAATCGGATCTCGTTCGATGGGCGGTGAAGCGTGGGCGTGCGGCAATCTTTGCCGATACCGGACTGGGAAAGTCACGCATGCAGCTTGCGTGGGCCGATGCGGTGTTTCGCAAGACTGGCGAGGACGTGCTGATTCTGGCTCCGCTGGCGGTGGCGCAACAGACTGTGCAAGAGGGCGCGGAAATCGGCGTGCTGGTCACGCATTGCCGTGAGGCATCGGACGTGCGGCCGGGCATCAACATCGCCAACTATGAGCGCGTGCACAAGTTTGATATGCCGTTCGGCGGCGTGGTGCTCGATGAATCCTCGATCATCAAGCATCACGACGCCAAGACATTCCGCATCCTGACCGAGCGGTTCGCGCGCACGCCTTACAAGCTATGCGCGACTGCCACTCCGGCTCCGAACGATTGGACGGAACTTGGCACGCATGCCGAATTCTTGGGCATCTGCTCGCGCGCTGAAATGCTGGCGGAGTTTTTCACCCATGACGGTGGCGAGACTTCGGTATGGCGGCTCAAAGGGCACGCCAGGCACATCTTCTGGCAGTGGGTCGTTTCGTGGGGCGCACTGATTCGCCGGCCGTCCGACCTGGGCCACGATGACAGCGCCTACGAACTGCCGCCGCTGCACTTGGTTGAGCACACAGTCGGAACCTCGATGCCGACGAATGGCGCGCTGTTCGCAATGGAAGCGCAAACCTTAAGCGAGCGCCGGGACGCGCGGCGGTTCAGCCTTGAGGATCGGGTAAAGGCGTGCGCTGATGCCGTCAATAGCGATGCGCAGCCGTGGGTCGTGTGGTGCGACCTGAATGCCGAAGGTGACGCCCTGCGGGCTGCAATACCGGACGCAGTCGAGATTCGTGGTAGCGACGATGCCGAAACCAAAGAGCGCCGTCTGATCGACTTTGCCGAGGGGCGCATCCGCGTGCTCATCACGAAGCCTTCAATCGCAGGGTTTGGCCTGAACTGGCAGCACTGCGCCCGCATGGCGTTTGTGGGCGTCACGGACTCATTTGAGGCGTATTACCAAGCTGTGCGCCGTTGCTGGCGGTTTGGGCAGTCTCGGCAGGTCAACGTACATGTCTTTGCCTCTGAGAGTGAGGGCGCGATTGTGGCGAACCTCAAGCGCAAGGAAAAGGACGCCATCGCCATGTCCGAAAGCCTGAGCGCTGAAACCCGCGATGCGGTATTCGCCAGCATCAAGAGCGCGATGAAGCAAACCAACGACTACAAAGCGGGATCGCGTGTCAGCGTGCCCGGATTCCTGGAGGCCGCATGAACTGCATCGAGCAAGTGGTATCGGACAAATGGGCGGCGTATCGCGGTGACTGCGTGGAAGTCTTGCAGGGGTTGCCTGCGCATTCCATCGGTTACAGCATCTTTTCGCCGCCGTTCGCCAGTCTGTACACCTACAGCAACAGCCCGCGCGACATGGGCAACTGCAAGAACGATGCGGAATTCTTCGAGCACTTCGGCTTTCTCGTTGATGAACTGCTGCGGGTGATGAAGCCGGGCCGGGAAGTCTCGTTTCACTGCATGCTGATGCCGACTTCCAAGGAGCGGGATGGCTACATCGGCCTGCGCGACTTTCGCGGGGATCTGATACGGGCGTTTCAGGCCAAGGGTTTTATCTATCACGCCGAGGTCTGCATCTGGAAAGACCCGGTAACAGCCATGCAGCGTACCAAGGCATTGGGCCTACTGCACAAGAGCGTGCGCGGTAATGCGGCTATGAGCCGGCACGGCATCCCGGATTACCTGGTGACGATGCGTGCGCCTGGCGAGTCCGATCGCGTTACGCACACGCCCGAGGATTATCCGGTGCAGAAGTGGCAGAAGGTTGCTTCGCCGGTCTGGATGGACATTGATCCGTCCGACACGCTGCAATACCGGAGTGCCCGCGAGAACGACGACGAGCGGCATATCTGCCCGTTGCAGCTTGAGGTTATCCGGCGCGGTATTGACTTGTGGACGAACCCGGATGACATCGTACTGTCGCCCTTTATGGGCATCGGCAGCGAAGGTTACGTGGCGCTTGAAATGGGGCGCCGTTTCGTCGGGGTTGAGTTGAAGGAGTCGTATTTCCGGCAGGCTGCCGCGAATCTTGAGCAGGCGACAAAGCTCACGGCTGATCTGTTTTCTGCTGCTGCGTGATTTTCAGCATGAACTATTACCAGCGCCACATTGGCGACTACCTCAAAAACACGGCACACCTGACGCTGCTTGAGCACGGCATCTATACCCGACTGTTGGATGCCTACTACACGCGCGAAGGCCCGTTGCCGGCTGAGATTGCCGCGACGTGTCGCCTTGTGGGCGCATCCAGCAAGGACGAGTGCAAGGCCGTGGAGTCGGTGCTCAAGGAGTTCTTTCGGCTGCTTGAGGATGGCTGGCATCAGGATCGCGCGGATCGGGAAATTTCTCGCCTTTTAGAGAAGGCCAACAAAGCGAAGGCATCTGCAAAAGCGCGTTGGAAACCGGAAGAACGCGATGCCAACGCAATGCGAACGCATATGCAATCGGATATGCGAACGCATAGCGAACGCACATGCGATGGCAATGCTAACCCAATACCCAATACCCAATACATAGGGAAGTCGGGCAGTTATAACCCCGCCGATGACCCCCTAACCCCGGAAGGCCGAAAGGCCTTTTTTGAAGCAAAAGCCAAAAGCAAACCCCGAAAACCGGACCTCTACGACAGGGCCAATGCCGAGTTTGACGCCAGGTACGGCGGAAGTGTGGGCGCAGTGCTTGCCAAGGCGATGGGAGGTTGACATGACGCCGAAAGCAGCGGTGATTGATGCCTTGCCAGATGGGCTTTTCACGACGCGCGAACTGTGCGAACGAACCGGCTTGCCCTGTGGACAAGTCTCGCCAGTGTTGCGCACATTGGGGGCAAAGCCAGTAATTGAAGTGGTCAGCAACAACGGCAGATTTTTTGTCTACGAAATGCCGCGAGGATGAAATGGACCGTCCAAACCAAAACCCTGACCTGCGACCTGTCGGCCCCTGGCGACTGGTTCAAGACGCATGCCGCAATTCTGGCGCAGATGGGCATCAAGGACGCGAACCCGGTGTTGACGGAAGCGGAAGCGGACAAGATCGGCAAGGAAGCGGCCGAGAAGGAACGCAAGCGACTTCGTGCGCGCCAGGGTGCGGCTACCCGATAAACGGCGTTGTGGAGTGGTGTTCGCCATCGTGCAGGGAGTTTGGGGCGTGGGGGCGGGATGCGTAGGGCTGCCCGCGTTGACGCCAACCAGGCCGAAATCATGGCCGCATTCCGCGCGTGCGGGTGGGAGGTCCACGACATGAGCGGTACGGGCGGCGGGTTTCCCGATTTGATGGTCGGAAAGCGCGGTCCTGACGGCAAGGTGCGAGCGGAAACCGTGCGCATGGTCGAGGTGAAGGACGGCAAGAAACCGCCAAGCCATCGGGAATTGACAGACCCGCAGAAGAAGTTCCACGCCATTTGGCCGGTTACGCGGGTGATGAACGTGGATGACGTGTTGGAAATGGTGCGCGGATGATCGACACAAGCGAATTTGTTGCGCCGGCGAAAGTGGATTGGTTCAAGGTATTCCAGGACCTGACCAACGCCGGACTGGTGCCTGCTGAAGTGGCGCGGCGGCTGAACATCCGCGCAGCTTATGTGTACAAGTGGCGGAACGGCGAAGCGAAGCCATCCAGCGACCATGCGCAAACGGTGATCGCTTTTCATGCGTGGGTGATGTCGAAACCTCTTTAAAGAGAACGCAAACCCTTGTTTATGGGATATATATAGGGCCGCTTTCGAGCGGCCTTTTTCATTGGTGCGCTGCGAAAGGAATCAAAACCTTAGACAGCGTACACATGGCCGGTCCCGGATTCGCTGAAGGCAACACAGAAGCGCGCAAGTCCCGCTTGTTTGGGGACACGCTTCGCCGTGCCATCACGCAAGAGGATGGCAAGCGGTTACGCGAGGCTGCGGAGCAGTTGCTTACGCAAGCGGCGGCCGGTGAAGCGTGGGCTATCAACATGCTAGCTGATCGGCTGGACGGCAAAGCGCCGCAATCCATCGACATCGACGCCAAGTTCCGCAAGGCGGTCGAGATGACCGACGAAGAACTTGCGGCGATAGCCAATGCTCGCGCTCAAACCTGAGCAAGCGGCATCCATCCTTCTGGACCGGCGCCAATGTCGCCGTGATCTGGTGGCGTTCGCTTCGCGCGTTCCCGTACCCGGCTCGCCTATTGAAGATGCGGACGAAACCGCGCGCATTCCGTTGATCGAGACAAAGCAAGCCGAGCACCACAAACTGATTCTCCGCGAGATGCAGACCTGCATGCAGGTTCCGCATGGGCGTTTGATGATCCTCGCGCCGCCTGGCAGTGCCAAGAGCACTTACGCCAGCGTAGTCGGGCCGACTTGGTATCTCGGGCAAGAGCCAAACCGGCGCGTCATTCTTGCCAGCTACGGCGATGACTTGGCTCGCAAGCATGGCCGGCGCACCCGTCAATTGCTGCGCTCGCCGGAAGCGGCTGGCATCCTGCAATGCACGCTTGACCCTGAAAGCCGGGCGGCTGATGAGTTCGGGCTGACCAACGGCTCCGAGTACATCGCCTGCGGGATTATGGGCGGCGTCACCGGCAATCGCGCGCACGGCATCGTGATAGATGACCCGATCAAGGGCCGCGAACAGGCAGACTCACAGGTGATCCGAGATCGCACATGGGACGCCTATCAGGATGACTTGCTGACCCGCTTGATTCCGGGAGGTTGGGTAGTGCTCATCAACACTCGATGGCACGAGGACGATCTATCCGGGCGCATCCTGCCTGCGGATTGGGCCGGCGAATCTGGCGACATTCTCTGCCGTGACGGCAACGTGTGGCGCGTGCTGTGCCTGCAAGCCGAGTGCGAGACGCAAAGCGATCCACTGTCGCGTCCAATCGGCGCGATGCTCTGGCCGGAATGGTTCGATGATCGGCATTGGGCGCAATTTCGCCTGAATCGCCGCACATGGTCAAGCCTGTACCAGCAACGACCGGCGCCGGATGAAGGCATCTTGTTCCGCAAAGAGGACATGGCGACGTATGACGCAGCGCCCGAAGGCTTGCAGATTATCGGTGCCAGCGATCACGCGGTAACGCCTGACGGCGGTGATTGGACCGAGCACGGCGTAGCAGGCGTGGCGGCTGATGGCTCGGTCTATCTGCTGGACTGGTGGCGCGGTCAAACCGGCCCGGAAGAATGGATCGAGAAGCACATTGACATGATCGTGCGCTGGAAGCCGCTTGCGTGGTTTGGCGAAACTGGCCCGATCCGCAGGGCAACGGAAGGCCGCATCAGGCAGCGCCAGATTGACCGCAAAGCGCCTTGCCGCATCGAATGGTTGCCGCACATTGGCGACAAGCCGACCAAAGCGCAATCGATCATCGCAACCGCAGGCATGGGCCGCTTGCTATGGCCGCGCGCCGCCTGGGTGGCTGAGTTGCAAAGGCAATGCTTGGTATTTCCTGCTGGCTCGCCTGATGATGGAGTGGACACGCTTGGAATGCTTGGCCGTGGTGCGGACACGATCGGGCGCAGCACATCAAAGCCCGCCAGCATCAAAACCCGCATGATTTCCGGCATGGGAAGTTGGCAGACATGAATCCTGACGTTCCCCAGCGCTCGGGCGCGCAAGCAGATCGCGCACGCTACATCCTCGCCTGTGCCGAGAAGGAGCGCGATGAACTGGCCTATCGCATCGCGCACGCGGCGCCAAACGACGCCATCCGCTTTACTGGTCCGTCAATGCTGGCGAGGTTCGAGGGCAAGATTGCCGACGCCCGCAA